CCATGCTTTTTCAATTTGGATGAAATATTGTCTTGCACGTTTACCGGGTTCACTACGTTGAATCATTGCGATTTCTTTTGCAGTGTCTAGTGTGAGTGCGTGGTCTAAATAATTAATAGCGTTACCTTGAGCTGTTACTCTTTTTTGAGTAAGAGCTGTATAATCAATATTTTCTTCAAAGCCATAATTAATCATTCTTTCAAACCAATCGTTATATCTTGTCTTAACTTCTAATGCTTGATGAAGTTCTCGACCACTGATTGCGATTTCTCCATTTTCTTTTTCTTGTATGTTGAACATTTCTCCGATGTTCGATTTTGTTTGTAATGCTTGCATAATGTTTATGCTCCTTTCGTGTATAATGTTGTTATCAACCTAAGGAGGTGATAAGTATGAAAGCTTGTTTATATCTTTCTAATGATAAATTTGTTGAAATCAATAATTTAGAAAAAGTGATAAAGTCAGGTCATCGCGGAACTGTTGAAATATCAAAAGAAAAAATTAAAAGTTCCTTGTTCACTAATGGCTCATATACTTTTGTTGGAGACAAAATAGTAGCTATCGCTTCAGCTAAAATCGAATTCATAGAATTTATCGATTAATCTCTTTAAGCAACTCTGCAACTGCTCGCAACAGTTCAGGGTTGTTTCTTGTTTCTAAATTACTGTTTGCATGTTTTAGTAAATTGAGTTTTAATTTACTTCTTTCTTTAGCGATTCTAAATTTTTGTAACATTTGTTGTTCCTCCTTTATTCGAAATCATCGATGGTTAATTCTGAAACTCTCTTTTCATAGATATATAAATAATAATTTTTGATATCTCTGTAAAATTTTGCTGCTAGGTTATATTCACTTTCACTCAAATCTGAATTAAGCGTCACTCCAAAAATCGATAATGTTAATTTTCTAATATGATCATGAACATCTTGTACATAAGCTTTTTGATGAATTGATTCGAAGCCATGCTGATACTTTTTTAGTGGAATCGGATGATTAAGCTTCCTCAATCTTCCTAGTGACAAATCTTTTGCGAAATTGAGTTTTTTATTGATTTCTTCTAAATCGTCATTATTGATTCTTACTTTACTGAAAATTGCACCTGAACTGATTGGTTTCTCGCCTTTTATAGCATTTCTAACTTCTTTCGCTATAATTTCTTTCAACTCTTCTTTGGTTAACGTGATTTGTTCCATGATGTCCTCCACTTTCTAGTTCATCAAACGTGAACTTTTTCTTTAAAAAAATATAAATGTATTTTTTCTACCGGTATACCTAGCAATTGTATAGCTTTCCATATTTCGCTATCTTTCCACCCAACTTTTCCGTTGAGTTTTAAGGATAAGCTTCTCTCGGACAACTTCATAGCAATAGCGAAATTGTACTGAGTGCCATACTTTTCAACTATCTTACCACTCAAACGCGAGTAGTCGTAACACATAAAAAACACCTCCTTTGAAGTTCATGTATCGTGAACTTAACTATACTTTACACCTTGTTTTGAATTAAGTCAACACAAAAATTCATGTTTTATGAACTTTTTTATTGAATTTTTGTTCAACAAGGTTTATTATAAAGTTATCAAACGGAGGTGCACTAAATGAGAGAAAAAGTTTCAAACAGACTAAAACACATCATGAAAATAAGAAATTTAAAACAAGTAGATATCATTAATAAATCGAAACCTTATCAAAAGCAACTAGGTATATCTTTAAGTAAAAGTACTTTGTCTCAATATATTAACGATGTACAATCTCCTGACCAAGATAGAATTTACCTACTTTCTAAAACTTTAAATGTCGGTGAAGCGTGGCTTATGGGATATGATGTAAATTCTTATCGCGTACCCGATGAAGAACGCCAAGAGGAAACTGTGATGTCAAAAATTAATAACATATCATCTCAGCTCACGCCTCCAAGACAAAGCAATGTACTCAACTACGCGAATAGTCAGTTAGATGAACAAAATAAAGTCACTTCTATAGATGAATATAAAGAATCTAAGTTAGTGTCGTATATTGCGTGTGGCGCAACTGGTGCTGGTATCGGAGAAGAATTGTACGATGATATATTACACGAAGAAGTATTTTTCAAAGAAGATGAAGCGCCATCAAATGCTGATTTTTGCATTTTAATTAACGGTGATTCAATGGAACCTATGTTAAAACAAGGAACATACGCTTTTATTAAGAAAGAAGATTCTATTAAAGATGGTACAATTGCACTCGTTGTATTAGATGGAGTAAGTCTTATCAAGCGTGTAGATATATGCGAAGACTATATTAATTTGGTATCTCTAAATCCGAAGTATGATGATATCAAAGTCGCTTCGTTTAGTAATATTAAAGTAATGGGCAAAGTTGTATTGTGATTAACAGCGCCTGTGTGGCGCTTTAATATAAAAGACGTCTATTTCAGCAGTGTTTGAAAGGAAGTTTATAATGAAAATAACTAATTGCAAAATAAAAAAAGAAACTATAGTATATGAAGTTTTAACTAGTGGTAATCAACCATTCACTTATGAGTTACCTAAAGATTTATCGTCACATAATGCGCGTAAATACTTGGAATTTATTTCACAAAAAATAGATGGAGATAAGTTAACCAAAGAAGATTCATTATGATTTTACTAAATAAAAAAACGCCTACTAGTGTAGACGTTGAATGGTGGTGAGAGTGTGAGCGAGAATAAAGGAGAAATGATGACGCATAATATAGAAAAACGCATTAATAAATTAAAAACTTCTGGAAATCCAAAATTTAAAAAATTAGATTCAGATATTCACTATTTACTCAAGAGATTTGAAGGTGAAAAAAACCATAAAGGTTTTTATCCAAAGTTTAAACAAGGAGAAATAGTTTTTGTAGATTTCGGTATAAACGTTAATAAAGAATTCTCTAATTCACACTTTGCAATAGTGATGAATAAAAATGATTCTAATACGGAAGATATAGTAAATGTTATTCCCTTATCTTCTAAAGAAAACAAAAAGTATTTAAAGATGAATTTTGATTTGAAATGGGAGTATTATTTAAGATTGTTTTTAAATTTAATTAGCGCGCAAAATAATTCAGCTATATTAAAAGAAGTTTTCGATAAAAAATACCAAAAAAACAACACAGAATTCATCACTAAAGATTATTTTAGTGAATTTATATCTGATAGTTTAGAAATTGAAAATAAATTAAATAAAATTGACAGAAACATTAATAACATAGTATCAGCAATTGATAAGGTAAAAAAATTAAAAGGTAATAGTTACGCTTGCATAAATTCTTTCCAGCCGATTAGTAAGTTTCGCATAAGAAAAGTTTTACCCCAAAAAATTAAAAATCCAGTAATAGATTCTTCGGATATTATGTTACTGATAAATAGAATTAATAATAATATATTGCAGATTCCTGATATAAGATGATATAATTTTAATATATTAAAGGTTTATCCTTTAAAACACGTATATATTCGTTACCATTTTTGGTAATTAACCATGTAATCTTATAACTATAAGTGGCGTCTGTATTTTATACAGGCGTCTTTTTTTATACAATTTTCATGGGTAGCCCGCCTACCCTTATTATTTTTTGCCAATTTTGAGGAGGGAACGCATGAAAACACGTTGTTACGATGGTAAAAAATGGCAATATGAATTTAAGTATGAAGGAAAAAGATACCGTAAGAAAGGTTTTAGAACAAAGCGTGAAGCTAATTCTGCTGGACTAGACAAGTTAAATGAGTTAAGAAGTGGTTTTAATATAGATAACTATATAACTCTTGAAGAATACTTCGAAAATTGGATTAAAACGTATAAACAACCTGTTGTTAAAGAAAATACCTACCGTCATTATAGAAATGCATTACAACATATACAAAAACATAAAATAGGTAAAATGGAGTTATCAAAGATAAATAGACAAGTTTATCAGAAATTCATAAACGATTATTCAAAAGAACACGCAAAAGAAACTATAAGAAAAACAAACGGTGCTATTCGGTCAGCTTTAGATGACGCATTATATGATGGGCTTATTTTTAAAAATCCCGCTTATAAAGTTAATTATAAAGCCGGAAAACCTACGAAGTCAGAACAAGAAAAATTCATCTCGGTAACTGAATATGAAATACTAAAAGATCACGTCAGAAAGAAGAGAACTCGTTCATCATTAGCGCTATTCATAATGATTTGTACGGGTTGTCGTGTCAGTGGTGCAAGAAATATAAAGATTGAGCATATCAACCAAGTGAAAAACACTATATTTATTGACGAGCGAAAAACCGATACTTCCCCTAGATATATCAGTATCGCTAAATCTGATATGAAACACATTATGGACGTCATAAGTACATTTGCAATTAGCTATGATGGTTACATTTTCAAAGAAGCCGGATCTATAATTAACCTTCAGGCTATCAATAATGCTTTGAAATCAGCCTGTAGAGTCAATAATATACCAATTATTACATCGCACGCATTAAGACACACTCATTGTTCTTATTTACTAGCAAAAGGTGTATCTATACATTACATTTCTAAAAGATTAGGTCATAAAAATATAGCAATAACTACATCCGTGTATTCTCATTTGTTAGAAGAAAAATTTAATGAAGAGGACAAAAAAACAACTAAAATTTTAGAAAGTATGTAATTTAGGGACCCATTAGGGACTCCAAACCCAATAAATACTGTTGTTACAAGGTTTCTATGTATCCAAACTGGGGACAATATAAACGCGCTGATTTAATCGGACAATCTTCTTATATTAAAAATAATGATGTCGTAATATTCAATGAAGCATTTGATAATGGTGCATCAGACAAATTATTAAGTAATGTGAAAAAAGAATATCCTTACCAAACACCTGTACTCGGTCGTTCTCAATCAGGTTGGGACAAAACTGAAGGTAGCTACTCATCAACTGTTGCTGAAGATGGTGGCGTAGCGATTGTAAGTAAATATCCTATTAAAGAAAAAATCCAGCATGTTTTCAAAAGCGGTTGTGGATTCGATAATGATAGCAACAAAGGCTTTGTTTATACAAAAATAGAGAAAAATGGTAAGAACATTCACGTTATCGGTACACATACACAATCTGAAGATTCACGTTGTGGTGCTGGACATGATCGAAAAATTAGAGCTGAACAAATGAAAGAAATCAGTGACTTTGTTAAAAAGAAAAATATCCCTAAAGATGAAACGGTATATATAGGTGGCGACCTTAATGTTAATAAAGGCACTCCAGAGTTCAAAGATATGCTTAAAAACTTGAATGTAAATGATGTTCTATATGCAGGTCATAATAGCACATGGGACCCTCAATCAAATTCAATTGCGAAATATAATTACCCTAATGGTAAACCAGAACATTTAGACTATATATTTACAGATAAAGATCATAAACAACCAAAACAATTAGTCAATGAAGTTGTGACTGAAAAACCTAAGCCATGGGATGTATATGCGTTCCCATATTACTACGTTTACAATGATTTTTCAGATCATTACCCAATCAAAGCCTATAGTAAATAG